GACGGCATCAAGAAAGTGCAGATCAAACTGCATCGCGAGCTGCAGGCAACGTGGTGGGACAACGACACGGTTGCGCCTGTGTTGCTCACCGACCGCGGCAAGGTTTGCTACCTCAAGAACGCGACCACTGTGACCATGACAGGGGGCGCTGCAGCCTCGATCGCTGGCGCGATCCTCGACGTGCAAACGGCGAAGGGCGTGCTCGTTCACTTCCCGATGCACGGCGTCGGACCAGCCGTCGTCGTCGAGGACCCCGCTCCCTGAGCCGCGCGTAAGCGCAAGCACAACCGCGAACTAACACTGAGGACTGGACCTAACACATGCCTACCATCACCCCGTCATTCCTGTTCGACCTCGAGTCGAATATGCGCGTGATCACAGCGCGCGAGTACGAGCGTCTCACACAGAAGCTCTGGTGGAACCGCGTTTGCAGGCTCGGACCTCCGAGCGGCGCCAAGCGCGAGCGTGTCTCCTGGCTGCTCGACACCGCGCGCATCCAGAAGACTAACAAGGGCGGCAACGTCGAGTTCGAGGACATCGTTGCGCAGACCACCGAGGTCGAGCACGAGAACGCGGCCGGCGGTTTGAAGATCAAGAAGGAGCAGTTCGAGGACGTCGACGGCAACGGCATCGATTACGCCTCGCACTGGTCTCGGCAGATGGGCGCGTATGCCGCCTACTGGCCGCAGAAGGTTCTGGCGAAGCAGATTCTCGCCAACGGGCCGACCTACGACACGCTGTCATTCTTTCACGGCGCTCACCCTGTGAATCCCTTTCAGCCGCTAGCGGGCACGTTCGCCAACGTGTTCACCGGCGCAGCAGTGCCAGCGACGAGCTACCCCGGCGCGCTGCCGATCCACTCGCCGACCGTGACCGTCGACGAAGCTGTGGCCAACATCGCGAAGGCGATTGCCTACGTGTCGTCGATCAAGATGCCGAACGGCGAAGACCCGCGCTTCCTGCGCCTGGCGGAGATCATCGTGCCGCCTGCGCTCGTAGCGCGCGCGCAGCAGATCACTAACGCGAAGTACATCGCGCAGCTCGCGGCCACGGGCGGCACGGGCGGCGGCGGTGCTGACGTCGAGGCAGTGATCCGCAACTTCGGTCTCGGTCAGCCTATCGAGGCGCCCGAGCTCGGCTCTGCGTTCGGCGGCTCCGACACGACGTACTACCTGGCGATGGAAGAGATCACCAGCAACGAGCTGGGCGCCTTCTCGTACATCATGCGCGAGCCGTTCTCAGTGCTCTACTACGGCCCGCAGAACGACGCGCAGCTCGCGCGCATCCGCGAATACCAGTGGCTGACCGAGGGTCGCAACTCGATCATGAACGGCCACCCGTACCTGCTCTTCAAAGTACAGGCGACCTAAGCCATGGCAGGCACAGTCGCATATATGGACCTGGCAGAGTTTCGCTCTGCGACGCTCATGCCGGGGTCATTCGTTGATGAGCTTGAGGCTGCAGAGCCTGGGTTCATCGACAAGCGACTGTACCTGCAGTCGGCAAAGATCGACGCGCGCCTTGCGAAGCGCTACGACGCGCCGTTCAAGCAGCCGTATCCCGCAGCAGTGCTCGAGTGGCTTGTGTCACTCGTCACCTACGAAGCCTGGTTGAAGCGCGGCATCGCCGCGACGGATGAGCAGGCCGAGCAATACAAGACCGACCGCGACCTTGCCCGCGGCGACCTAGAGAGCGCAGCTAACAGTGAGGTCGGGCTTTTCGACCTGCCACTGCGCAGCGACACCGACGCGACCGGCGTCGCGCGTGGGTTCCCGCAGTCAGTCTCCGAACAGTCGCCGTACGCGTGGATGTCGAAGCAGGCCGAGATCGGACGCGAGGAGGATCGCAACTCATGACTCTCGACTCACTCATAGTGTTTACGCGCAGCCTGCCTCAGCAGCTTGTGCTGCAGTCTGCGCCGCAGATTGCAGAGGCCGTGCACCGGGAGCTGCGCATCACCATCGGCGCTCACCAGTCTCCTGCGGGCGTACCGTGGGCGCCTCGCAAGCGCGGCACGCGGCCCGTGCTCAACAACGCAGCAGACGCAGTGACTTCCTACGGCGCTAACGGGCGCGTTTACGTCACGGTGCGCGGCATCAACGCGCGACACCACAAGGGCGCAGTGCGCGGCTCCGTGCAGCGTCCGATCATCATGTACAAGAAAGACGGCGTGCGAGCGCTGCCTCCGCGCATGATCGCCGCGATCGAAGGCGTGCTGCGCACTCGCTTCTGGCTGCTCTACGACGAAGCCAAGAAGGCGGCATGACCAGCAAGCACGCATGGGTGAACCTGTTCGAGCTGGTGAGCGCGCGCTTCGTCTTGGAGAACGTGCCGGCTGCGAACCTATTCGGGTGGCGCATCCCGGCGCAGCACGCGAAAGGCAACCGCATTGCGTGGGTGCCTGGCGACCCGAATGGCATCGTGGGCTCGCTCCTGCCGCCCCGTAACCCCGGCGGAGAACCGCGCTCGCTCGGCACGCTGGGCGAAGTCTTTACGATCGTCATCAACGGCCAGGACCCGAGCGATCCTGAGAACGAGATGCGTCAGTACGAGATTGTTAGATACCTGCGCGACGCATGGTTTCGCGCGGTCTACCACGCTGCATACGGCGCCTTTACGATCCGCGGGGAGACGTGGATTACAACGCGCCTCGAGCGCCGGCACGGCGCTGCGCTGCGCATTGCGTGCGAGCTGCAGGCAGCGATCCCCGACGAGGCGTGGCCCGACGACGGCATCCCAAGCTCGGTGCCGCTCGAGGCTGCAGTCATCGATGTAACCGAGTTGGATATTACCGACGTCCTAACAGTTCCGTGAGGCATGCATGAGTGTTCCCACAGTCAGAATCAATGAGGTTGATGGAGCGCTCGGCATAGTGCCGAGCAACCAGATCACGCTGCACGCTTTCCTGGGCTGCAGCACTGCCGGTCCGCTCAACACGCCTGTCATGTTTGCGCGCGCAACAGACGTGACCGGGACGTTCGGCGATGGGCCGCTAGTCGAGGCTGCAGCGCTCTACATCACACAGACGGGCAACGCATGCATCGTGCTGCGCGCAGCGGCTGTTACGGCTCCTGCTGTGGGCACCGTCGTGCAGGTGGGCCTCGGCGCTGCTGCGACTGCAGGTCCAGCAACGGCTGCGTTCGACGACCGTCAGGCCGTGATCAAGGTCGTGAGCGGGGGCGTTGCAGTTGGCACTGCAGGCAACACCTACCAAGTGTCCGAGGACGGCGGCAATACGTGGGGGCCAGTCACTGCGCTCGGCACCGAGGATGCGATCACAGTTGCGGGCGTGGAGTTCACGTTCGCTGCGGCTCCTGCGAAGCTCGAGACGGGCACCACATACGCCGCAACAATCACGGCGCCCAACTGGGACGCAACGACGCTGCCTCCTGCGCTCGAGGCGCTGCGCACTACCGCGCAGCCGTGGGAGCAACTGTTCGTCATCGGCTCAATGACCACAGAGGCAGTAGCCGCTGTAATCGACGCTGCGTTCGTCGGCTTCGCAGAGTCTCCTGGCAAAGACTGCAGCTGGGTCGCGCAGGCGCGCATGCCGAACGACGGCGAGTCCGAGACGGTTTACGCGGCCGCGCTGCAGACTGCGCTCGGCGGTTTCGTCACGAGCTACGGCACGATCTGCGCTGCAGCGTGCCGCGTCCCCAGCGGAGTGTCAGGGCGCTACTACCGGCGCTCGCCGATCTTTCCTGTCGCAGCTGCGCAGTCGTGCTTCCCGGAGGTGAACACTGCCGACGTGAACCGTGGGCCGCTTGTGGGCGTGTCGATCCGCGACGCGAACGGCAACGTCGTCGAGCACGACGAAGCTGTAAACCCCACGCTGGACGCGCAGCGCTTTCTCGCACTGCGCACGATCGAAGGTTACGGCGGCGTGTACATCAACCGGCCGTTGCTGTTCAGCCAGGTCGGTAGCGACTTCGAGTTGATCCCGCACCGGCGCGTCATGAACATGGGCAAGCGCACGCTGCGAACGTACTTCGTGCGGCGGCTCAACCGCCCCGTCCGCATCGACAAGGCGACAGGCTACATCTTGGAAGCTGACGCTCTCGAGATTGAAGGTGGCGCGAAT